GACGATCACGCCGGCTGCCAATGCCTCGGCGGCCGTCATCTGCGCTGTCGCCATTCTCGGCAACGCTTCGCTCCAGCCAAACGGCGTCTAGGCCTCCGACCTGGGGCGGCTCCTCCGCCCCGCCCTTGTACCTATGACCTCTCACGCCTACCAACTCGTCACCGCGCCAACCGAATTTGCCATCACCGATGCGCAGATGGAGGCGCACGCGCGCGCGGCCGGGCAACCAGCCGAGCAGTACCAGCCGTATGTGCGGGCGGCGCAGGAGTACGCGGAAACCATCACCGGGCGCAAGCTGGTGACGCAGACTTGGAAATGGTTCTTGGGCTCCTGGCCGTGTGGCGATAGGGTAACCCTGCCGTTCGGCCAGCTCCAAAGTGTCACGCACGTCAAATACACCGACACCGCTGACGCTCAATCGACCTTTGCCAGCAGCTACTACGCCGTCTCCATCGCCCGTGATCCGGGCGTGCTGGCGCTGAAGTATAGCCAGTCATGGCCGACGGCCACGCTGCGCACGCTTGACCCTATCGAAATTCAGTTTGTTTGCGGGTGGGCATCGGCGGCGGTTGTGCCTTATCAGTTGCAGGCCGCCGTGCTGCTACTCGCCGCGCACTTCTACGAAAACCGCTCTGCGGTGGCCGTGGGCGAATCCGCCGTCGTCACCTCCAAACAGATCGAGCTTGGCGTGATGGCGTTACTTGCCAATTGGATCATTCGATGAAGGCCGGCCAGCGCACCGCATGGATCGAGCTGTACGCCTCGGCCGAAACCACGGGCGCCGGCGGCGACCCGCAGGCGTCATGGGCGGACGCGCCAGAGTTCTCAGTGTGGGCGCGGAAGCGCAACCTCACGCAACGCGAGACGGTCACTGCCGGAGCACTCCAGCAAGATGACGGGTGTGTTTTCGATGTCCTCCACCTGGAAGGCATCACCACGAAACACCGGATTAAATACGCGGGCCGCTACTTCGATATCACGGGCATAAATGACCCGGACGAGCGGCACGAAATGCTTCACTTGTACGCCCGCGAGGGCGTGAGTTACGGATCGTAAAGGAGCCCATGGCACTGGCATTGTATTTCCCGAAACCGACCCGGCATAAGACCAACCGCAATCCGGTCGTCGAACTGATAGACGCTTCAACCGGCGAGGTTCTCGCGCTGCCGTTGCGCGTGGAACTAAAGGTAGCCGAGCGCGTGGCCTTCGACGTAACCAGCCTGGGCGATGAGCCAATCGAGCCACGGCGAAAGCCGATGAGCGCGGTTGTGGAGTTTGCGCTTGAGTTTGGACCTGACCAGATTGCGATTTTTGCATGACCCTCCCTGAAGCCATCGGCCAGTATCTGCGTACCGAAGCCACCGCAACGCTGGCGCATTACGGCGCTTCCAAGCTGTTCTGGTGCTACGAAACGCAGAACGTAACGGCGCCGTTCCTGACCTTCCGCCAATCGTCCTGCCGTCGCATCGCGGTAGATATCGCCCGAGCCGGCGCGCCGCGTGTCTACGAGGTAGAAATAGTCCACTTTGCCGCCTCGCAATCTGCGGCATGGACGGGCGCGGAGGCCGCGAAGTCCGACCTCGACAACCTCACCGGGCTCATCCCGTCAACGGGTACCGTCCGCGTGAAGAAGTGCATCGTCACTGATGAAGCGGACCTGGTGAGCGAGGAAGCCGCGGCGCGTGGGCTGTTCGCGGTATCGCAAACGCTTTCGATCACAGTTTAGTTTTCCGGCATGTCGTGAGACACCCGGCGAGGGGGATATAAGGCCCCCAACCACTTCAACTACTGCCGTGAGGCAGAAGGAGCCCAACTATGGCTACATACTCGGCAGTTGCCGGAACGCTGTTCAAGTACACCGTCAGCGCCACCCTGACGACCATCCCTGGCGTCCAAAGCATTTCGATTTCCGGCGGCGAAAAGAACGACATTGAAGTAACCGCCATCTCTGATGAAGATCAAGTTTTCATTGGCGGCCGCCGCTCGGCTCAAGAGCTGAGTTTTGGCATGTACTGGGACCCGACCGACGCCGGCCAGGTGGCTATGCTCACCGCCTACAACGCCAGCGCCAGCACCGCCGTCGCTATGACCATCACGGAAGCCGACGCGGGCGCGGCGACGCAGGCTTTCTCGGGCTATATAAAGTCCATGACGGCCGCCTACGACCGCGACGGCGCGCATATGTACAACGTCGTCATCAAATTGACCACCCCCATCACCTTCACCGCCTAAGGAGGCGCAATGATTGACCCTGTAACCCCCGCCACGCTTGTGCCGTGGCGGGGGAAGACGTATTCCCTTCAGCTCACCAATGGCGCGCTCGCGATGGCAGCCGGCGAACTGAACATTAACATCCTGGAAGGCGGGCCGGGCAGCCTATTTATCAAGCCTGCCTACTACCAGAACGGCGTGCTACTGTACGCCGCGCTGCGCCAAAAGTTCCCCGCCTCTGAAGTGCCGCTCTTAGAGTGTATGGACGCGGTGACCGGCGAGAAATCCGAATTTTATGCGGAGGCGCTGTCAAAGCTAGTGGCCGAACTTGCACCCGCTATCCGGCGCATTATGAAGCTCGAAGCTGAGCCCACTGACCGCCCTACGATAGACGCGAATTCTGGCGACGGCTATGGGCCAGCGCTCGCGTCCACATCGGACTGACAAGCGAGGAGTTTTGGGCGATGACGCCTGGGCAAACCTGCGACTTATTCACGATCGCGGGCGAGGCGAACGGGGCTGGCTTAGACGATGGCGAAAAATTGGGGCGCAAAATTCGACGCGGCGCGGCTGCGAGAGGCGAAAGCCGCGTTCCGCGCCATAGCTGAAGTAGTCGACCCCAGTGGCAAGCGCGTCGGGGCCGCATGGGAGAATGCCCGCGCTGAAGTGCAGGACGGATTCCGCGCGGCGGCGCTGATCGTGCGCGATAAAGCCCGCACGGGGGCCGCATCGGCGGGCGCGCCGAAGAGGCTGTATTCCGGCGGCAAGCCAGCCATTTTTGCATTTTCCGATTTCAACTCCGCTACCGATGACAAGCGAAAACGCGCCGTTCTCGTCGGGATGCGTACCGGGCTCTCCACGCACGCCAAAGACCCTAGCCTGTTCGTGACATGGGGCAAGGGCGCAGCGCGCCGTAAAGGCGGCACTGTGGCCTCGCGAGGGCTGTCTATGTCCCTCGCCGCTCTTTTCGAGCGTGGCCGCGCTGATCGTCGTATCAAGCCGGGCCGCTTCTTCCGCTCGGCTATTTTTTCCACCCGTTCCACCGTCGCCCGCCTCCTCACCTCAGCCTACGCGAAAGCCTTGGGCACGATCAACCGAATCAAATAATGGCCAACGACATCACATATCGGATTACCGGCGACGCCACCAGCTTCAAGTCTGCAATGTCGCAGGTAGAGGCCGCGACGGCCGCCACCACGGGCAAGGTCAACGCCGCATCACGTAGCGTCGAAAGCCTTGGCGCAAAACTGTCTTCTGTTGGTTCGGCTATGACGCTGGGCATTACCGCGCCCGCCGCGGCCTTGGGCGTGGCCGTCGTCAAGACCGCGGCCGATATGGAAGCGCTGAAGAATGGCCTGGGAGCAGTTACGAAAGAATCAGGCTCCCTTGAAACCCAACTTGCGCGGCTGAAGGAAGTAGCGAAGCTGCCGGGCCTTGGGTTCAAGGAAGCCATTCGGGACAGCACATCTCTACAGGCGGCCGGGTTCTCCGCGCAACTTGCCGAGCGCAGCCTGAAAGCCTTCGGGAACGCGCTCGCCACCGTTGGCAAGGGCAAAGCCGAGCTTGACGGCGTGACGCTGGCGCTGTCGCAGATCGCCAGCAAAGGCAAGATCAGCGCGGAAGAAATTAACCAGCTTGCCGAGCGGGTTCCGCAAATCCGCGTGGCCATGAAGGATGCGTTTGGCACCGCTGACACCGAGGTATTGCAAAAGGCCGGCATCGGCGCCGAAGAGTTTGTAACCAAGGTCGTAGCGCAACTGGAAAAGCTGAAGCAGGTTACGGGCGGGACGAAAAATAGTTTCGAGAAGTTCAGTGATGCTGTCACGCAGGCGGCGGACCGGGTGGGGCAGAAGTTGCTTCCGGCCGTCAACAAAGCACTGCCGGAAGTGGAAAAACTGGTAACCGCGGCGGCCGATGGCGTTGACGCATTCTTGGCGCTGCCGGGGCCGATCAAGGATGTCGCGCTGGCCGTCGGCGCGTTGACGTTGGCGGCAGGCCCTGTGGCCACACTGCTAGGCAATCTAGGCAAGCTGGGCGGCGTGATCGCCAGCGCGGCGGCATATGCGCGCGCCCACCCTATCCTGATTCCGATTTCCGTTATCACGACATCTGCGGTGCGCGATTTCGGCGACATCAAAAAGGAACTCGACCCGAGCAACCTGAATAACGCCGCGTTTACTGCCGTGACCGGTAGATCGCGTGAAATGGAAACATCTCTGCGCGCACTTATTTCGACGGCGGGCGGGCTTGCGGGCGTGCCTTCGACGTTTCAGATCATGGCGCAGTACGCGGGGAAGGCAACGACCGAAGTTAAAAAACTAGGCGCTACGGTCGAGAAGGCATCAAACACGATTAAAGTGTCCAGCATTGCCGCGCGCACAGCCGTAATGGATTTCTCGAAAGGTTACGGAGAAGTTGCGTTTTCCGTGATTTCTAAAGGTTCTCTGGTGTACGTGGAAGGATTGGAGCGGGTAAAGGCCGGCGTTGGACTTGCCAAAGACGCGGTGTTTGATTTTATCCATGCAAGCGACGGGCTGGGCAAAAAACTGGAGCTAAATTCCAGCGCCTTCGAGGGACTGGCGCGCCGCTCAAGCGAATACGCCGACTCGCTGAAAAGGGCTATTGCTGAGCAAGAAAAACTCGTCGCCAATGACAATGTGCGCGCTATGGGCGCGGCCACTCCGCTCGGATTCCCCACGCTGCCAACCACCTGGAGCACAGGCGACGCAGCGAAGCAACTTGGAATCGAGACGGAATCGGCGCGCGCTAAGCGCATCGCCGAGCTTCAACGCAACGCCGATATTTTGCGCGAGGCGAATAGGCGCGGCGATTCCAATGTATCTGGCAATATGGTCATCGAAGCCGAGAAAAAGCTTAAGGAAGCCATCGAAGGGACCGGGCGCGCGGCTACCATCAGCGGCAAAGTCCAAACCAAGGCCCTCCAGCAAGTCTCCACCATTGTCACCGACCTCTCCCGCGGCATCGCCGGAATCATCTTCGAGGGCGGCAAGTTCGGCGACATGATGCAGAAAGTTGCCAAGCAGGCAGGGCAGGCCATCACGCGCGAACTGATCGAAGGCGCGCTGACAAAGCTATCGAAAAAGCTGCTCGACGTTGGCGGGATATTCGGGACTGTCTTCGGCGGCGGCACGGGCGTCGTTAAGTCCGTATCGGGCGGCATGGGTGACCTTGGCGGGGCCGTCAGCGGCGGCGGTAAAGGCGCGGCATCGGCCATTGGCGGCGCAGCCAGCGGCATCATGGGTGCCGTTACGGGAATCGCCGCTGTGGGCTCGCTGATTTCAGGCATTGTCGGCAATTTCCAGATGGCCGGCATGAACAAATCGCTCGACCTCATCGAGCACGAAGTCCGCTACTCCCAAATCCACCTCCTCAACATGCTGAATAAGGCAAACGAGTTTTGGCCATACGCTAAGTCGATTTGGGAGTCCCTAATCCGCATGGAAACCGCCGGCGGGTTCGGCGGTGGCGGTGGAACGGTCAATGTGTCCATGGCCGGGGCCTACCTCATGTCAGACGCTCAGATGGGCGACTTTGCCGACCGCCTGGCGCGGTTTTTGAAGGCTCGGGGTATCTAGGTGGGTATCTCGGTTTTAATCGCCTCCACGCTGCGCAACAGCGTAACGGCCCCCGCGTCTATCTCTCTCACCCGAACGCTCGGGGAACCGGCGACGTGCGAAGTGACCACCACCGACGCGACGGGTTCAGTTGTGCCTGCCGTCGGCAACATCGTGGAAATCCAGGACCAAGCGTCCGACGTACAGTTTTTCGGCACGGCGCAGGAAGTCACAACCACGCGCCGGGATCATACCGCGGCCAATGAGTGCCGGATCACCGCCACCGACCTAAACCACGCCACCACGCGGCGGCTGGCCGGGCTGTACGAGTGGACCGGAAAGACGGTGCTGTACATCGTCTCCGATATCGTATCCAACTCGCTCACGGGCGACCTGACGGACGTTTCGCTGGTGGAAACCGGGCCAACGCTTGACCGGTTTGCGGTGGACTACTCGACCGTCAAGGAAGCCTTTGATGCGCTGGCCGAAATAGCCGGGATGCGCTGGTATGTGGACGAACTCAACCGGCTGCACTTCTTCACGCCGTCGGCCTCGCCGGATGCGCCGTTTGCCATTACCGACGGGACCAACGTAACTAGCATCAGCGTGCGCGCCACGCGCGAGGACTACTGCAACACGGTTACGGCGCGCGTGGGGCAATCCCTACGTGACCCGGAAATGCAAGCCTTTGCGGGTGACGGCACTACCAAATCATTTAGCGTTGATTACCCTATTGCGCAAGCGCCTACCGTGCGCGTTGCGAGCGTGGATGCGACTGTTGGCGTGCTGGGTGTGGACACCGGAAAAGATTGGTATTGGCAGGCCGGAAGCGCTGAAATTCGGCAGGACGACGGCGATACCGCGCTGGCGCTGGCTGTGGCTCTCGAAGTCACTTACGTGGGCATCGATCTAATCTATGTTGGCGTTTCCGATACGGGCGAGATTAGCGCACGCGCGACGGCAGAGGGCAGCAGCGGCATCTATCACAAGCTGATCGAGATAGAAGGCCAGCTTACCCGTTCCGACGCCACCACAGCCGCGCAAGCCTACCTGGACGCGCATAAGGAACTGACGTGGGTTTTGAACGCCGAAACAAACGATTTCAAGGAACCGGACATTCTCACGGTTCGCCCGGGCGACGTGCTGTCATTCACGCGCGCGGGGTACGGGACGACGGGTAATTTTCTCGTGCGCTCGGTCAATCTCACCCACATGGAGGGCGCGGTCGATACCGCCGATTACCAGTGGCGCGGGCGGATCGAAGCCGTCAAGGGGCCGATTCTGCGGACCTACACGGACATCCTCAGGGGCACAGGCGGCAGCGGCTCGATATCCGGCAACGGGGCAGCAGTGACGCGATCCAGCGGCGCCGGGGTGTATCTACATGAAATCGGCACACTGGCGGCAAATACGACGGTTACTCCAACGGTAGCGGCGACGACTGGGGCAACGATGTACGTCTTTGGCACAACTGGGGCCTCTCCGTACACGATCTCATTTCACGCCGACTGGTTCGCCACCGTCCCAAACTCACTTATTCCAGCCGCCGCTGGTATCACGTTCTGTTTTCCGTTCGTAGGCCGCGGTGACGGCCTGTGGTGGTTCAGCGGGCCCTCGACCAACAACCAAGCATAATGCGCCAATTACTCCTCATTCTCGCCACGCTCGCCGCCTTTGGGCAGGCCACCACGCCGTACAAAGTATCCCAGTCGTCCGGCTCGCTGGCTGGCCAACTCTGGCTACAGGAACCGCGTTCAGGCGGACAGAACTGGCTCAAGGTGGCCGCCGGCACCCTCGTCGCCGATGTGACCTACACGCTCCCAACCGCCGACGGCACCAGCGGCCAATGCCTCCAGACGGACGGCTCTGGCCAGTGGGGCTGGGCCGCTTGCATTATCAACGGCGGCAACACCACCGGGGCAACGCTGACCATCGGGACCAACGACGCTCAAACGCTCTCGCTCGAAACCAACGGCACGGGCCGGTGGAGCATCCCAATCACGGGCCATTTGTACGCCGGGGCCAATAACACCTACGACATCGGGGCAGGGCTGTCGGCGAACTCGCCACGGTCGATCTATGCCGCAACTTCCATAGTCACCCCGAAGATCGGGCGCGACTCCAGCGCCTCACTGACGATCATGACGGACAGCGCGGATCGGTGGATTTACACGTCTGCCGGGATGATAACGCCCGCCGCCACCGACGCCTACGACATCGGAAACCTGACCACGCCTCTCCGCGTGCGCGGCATCTACGGGAAGATCGTAGACACCGCGCTGGGCGGTGGCACGGGCGATTATCTCCAGACGCGCAAAATCCAACTCTTCGACAATACCGGCTCATCCACGGG